TCTGCGTGCAAAACCATTAAGAAGGAGTCGGTAAAGATAGTGGTGAAGTTCAATTAAGTAGGGGAACCTACGGATTCAGAGAAGCTTCGCTTCTCTTATGCCCCCTACGACCCCCTCCCTTAAAATAGGAATTTATAATGGAAGGATTATTAAGCTTTTACTTAATTGTTATTTTAAGCATGGGATTATAATGGAACGGCAAGTTTCCTTAATATTTGCGCTGTCTCCTAGATTTGTTTTGGCGTTTGGAGTTGCGTCTCTTGGAGTTGCGCTTGGAGTTGCGTCTCTTGGAGTTGCGCTTACCGCCTTTGTAGCTGGAAACCTCCGCTACACCTGGAGCAATCATTTTTCCTTCATAGCCGTAGCCTTGTCCTCCGCGCTGCGCTCCTTTCCTTTGCGCTCCTCCGTTCATTTTCTCTTGATAAGTCGACGCATTTCCGCCAAGAGATGACGGCGAAACACTTGGTAAAAAAGTGGGTGATTGATTTACGGGTGTCATTTATATGTTATACAAAGATAATATATAAACGTAAATTCTCTAATTATCAATGGATTCTTTCTGTGTCACATTTGTTTGTAACTTCCGCTACCTAGATAAATTCTTTGACACGTGCAAAACCTTGATTGACGTCGGCGAATACAATGGACCCATCGTGCTAATTGTGGGAAACGATATCAATGTAGACGCATTGAATAAACACCCGTTTCTTAAGAAGAACAAACAAATACTGGTTAAACACTTTCCGGATATTGTTTTTTGCAAAGAGGTTTCCGCTAAAATAGACAAGACAAACACCCAATGCGGCAAATTCGGATACAAACTGTTTCAGTACCACAAATACCATTTGTTCACGCCGTTTTTCAAACAGTGGCGCTACGTATTTTATATTGATTGCGGGGCGAAAATTTATGACAACATTGAACCTATTTTGCAAACTGCGACGCCGGATACATTGTTGGCGCATTCGGACGCGTACCCGACCTATCAATGGAAACTTGGTTGCCAGTTTTTAGGGATGGATTTGAATTCCGATTTTGATTTGAATAGCGACTATTTTCAATCCACCATTATGTTGTTTGATACAAGCATTATTGAAGATGACACATTTCAGCAACTATACGAACTCACTGAAAAGTATCCCGTTTCAACCACGAACGACCAAGGGATTTTGAACCTGTATTTTAATTGCATTAAAAAAAAGTGGAAACAAATACCTATGGGAAATAATTCAACTTATTTTTACGATTTTAATGTGCGGAATGATGACAAACCTTACATAATGACGAAATACTATGTCTTCAACGATTAAGAGAACCTACGGTTCCCTTATGAACCCTCCCTTGGGAGAACCTAAGGTTCCCCCAAACCCCCTCCTCTTTTTCTTTATTTCTGTTTATTACAAAGGGAAGGGGTCGTAGGGGACAGAAGCGAAGCTGAACCCGTAGGTTTCCCTACCCACTTGCACATGGTTAAACACGCGCAAAAACTTGAAAGTGGTTTTCCATTAAATGAGGGGTGCTTCATTATATTGACCTTTTCAACAAAATGCACGTCGTAGTAATGTTTAAAATCAATACCCATTTTTTTTGTGCACATCTGATGAAGAGCCGAAGGATTTTCTATAATTTTTCCAGTAACTTCTTCCAACACTTGCCATTCTAAACCTTGACATTTTTCGGACAATAGTTGTTTCTCAAACTCTTGTAAAAGTTCGTCAACATATATTTGCGTTTTTATATATTCTTCAATAATCTTTGTTTGTATATCTTCTGGTAGATTATAAAAAATATTATCAAAATAAATTTGATTATTATATTTATCAAAAGACATTTGATTATATCAACCAAATGTCTTTATACTTTTAGGGGAACTACGTTCCCCTATGACCCCTCCTTTCCTGCATTTGCCTATGAACCCTTCCCTTTTTTATAGTGGTAAACAATTTATTTAATAACCAATTGTAGTATGGGTTCAAAATGCGTAAGAGAAGCGAAGCTTCTCTGAATACGACGAGTTCCCTTTATTTAATAACCAATTGTAGTATGGGTTCAAAAGGGAACGACGAGTTCCCTTTCTTTAATAAATGTATCAATGGCTTCTAGCCACTTTTGACCCACGCTGTCAGGCCCGCCATATTCGGTGTCCGTATTGGAATCAATGCGCAACACCGGATACTTATAGTTTTCGTGTTCAATTGTGTGTGTGCTCACATATTCCGAAACATTTTGGACATCATTGCATCGGTTTTCAATCAACCATTTTGTGTGGTAATCCTTGCACTTTTTCAGGTATTCAATCGGAATGCCGCCCTCGCCCGTGCGATTTCGTTTATTGATTCGGTTCGCGCACGTTTCCGGATCGGAATCCATATAGATGACAGCGTCCACACGGTAGTCCTGGATGAACTCCGAATACCATTTATTATATATTGAAAACTCCATTGGCTCCACAATTCCGTCGTGGTGCAACATATTCATAAATATGTTTTTGTCGGCGCACAAGGACCGTTCAATGATGATGATTTCGACGTCGGGGTTTTCCCGGATTGCGTTTTTAAGAAGAGACATGCGGGTTATATAAGCCATAACCTGGAACGTGAATGCGTATCTTTTCTGATTTTTATAAAATTTTTCCAAAATTGTGTGTCCATTTTCGTCGTGGAATTGTTCCCAAATATCGAGGGGTTCTTTAAGGAACAAAACCTTATCCTTTTGCAAAGATGCCATGTGCGTTTCCAAATGTTCTAGCACAGTGGACTTTCCTGCACCGATATTGCCTTCGATCGAAATTAGGACTGGACGCTTATTCATTGTAATTTATATATTATGGTTTTTATTTTTTGTATCCTTTTTCTAAATAATTTCAATTTTGCGATTAACGGCTACAAAAAATAAAAACCATATTATATAAATGGAGCTTAAAGTGAATATAAAATGGTTTGTTTCCGCGATGATTGTTGTATTTTTATTGTTGATCGTGCTGAATCATTTTTTCAAGGATTTGTTCAAATTGAATCCGTATTATAGGAATAAAATACTTTTAGAAGGTTTTGATGCTTCCGGAAACACAACCACAATAGCCGGACCAGCATCCGCTTCCGGACCAACCGAAATCCCCGACACTGAAAAATCCACAATTATGGTTGACTTATTTGAAAAAGTGAATCGCCACATGGACATTATTCGAACATTAAAGTTGAGCGACATTTTTGTTCCAATCAACATTGATAAAACCGCGTCAGAGCCGTATGTCATTATTGCCAATCTAAAATTATTAATCAACAACGGCATATACAAAAATGAAATGGACCTTAAAGAATTATACAACAAATATATCGGCAACAAAGCAATCCAGGTGTTAACGTCCGATATAAATTCGGTGAATATGGATTCCGCCAATAGTTCCATTGGAAGTTTAGAAACATCGTTTTTGACAAGATGTCAAAGTATTGTGGCGGCCCATCAAACAATAATTGATAAAATATTAGACAACAAAAGCAAAGAATAAATTGTATCGGATTTGTATATGAATTATGCATCCCTCATGAAAGCGCCAAAAGGCGATGAATTTGCAAAAATAAAGGAATATCAAAAAGCATTGGATAGTACTAGTTCGAGCGCATTCGCGGCGTCTCTGCCATTAGGACGGACCTTTTTTGAAAACACCGGTATTGGTTGCAACAACATGAAAAAAACTCGCTCTTTATTTATCAATGCGAAGCCAATAATTAACAATGAGACACCGACTTTGGGTTCATCCAATGCATCAATTGCCGAAATACCAATAGTAGACAAAACCGTATCCGTAGATTCCATCTCGAATGAAGATGCTAAAAAAATTTTAGATCAACTTTCCCAAAACACTATATATTATTCTGCAAACAACGATTTTTCAAAGTTGACCAATGATCCATTAAACGAATCTTCCAAATATGATTGCAAAAAACAAACAACTTATACGATAGATGTGAATGGTAAAAAGAAAAAACAAACGGCTTATGTTTCGACAGAATCATTCATTTCTCTCAACCAAATGAACATGGGACAAAAGTTTTTCATTGGTTCGTTTGCTGTACTCGGGCTTTTGCTTTTTTATAAGGGTTTGTTAAAGGGAAAATAGTTCAGCTTCGCTCATCCCATACTAATCATTCGGTATGAAAATCTTTTATAAAAATAATTAAATATTTTTATAAATGTTTTAGGTACTTACCCAATTATAAAGGGTCATTACACCTTAAAGTTTGAACCTCAAATAGATTTGGTAAGCGACCAAAGCACCCATGCACTGGGCAATGATGTAAGGAAATAGCTCAGTGGATGGCAAAGCGCCGGATGACGCCATCGCCAAACTGACAGCGGGATTGATGTGGCCTCCCGATGTGTTTTTGGCTAATAAGAGCACAAGGGCTAATGCCGCGCCGATGGCTAAAGGATTGCCGGTCGCCAAAATAACATACACGAAAAAAATGGTTCCTAAAAACTCAACGATGTAGTTGTACATTCTAAATATATCTTAATCGCAGATTTTATAGCGCAACTATTTTAACGTACAAACGTAATGTGCGAATATGCGGCATTGTTGTACCCACCCTGAGACAAATCGTTGTAATTGCGGTTATTCGCCTGCTGTTTCTTGAATTTGATGTACTCAGAACTGTCTGCAACAAACTTCACGTTGCACGACGATGCTTCGATACCAGTTCTATCCGTGTTGGTCCAAATAGAGCCAATCTTTCTTGCATACCCGGGTCTTGACGCGTTAGTAGGATTGGGTCCACCAGAAGAATAATTCTTACGAGCTAAGAAATCGCCACTGTTGTTTACGGCGCGGAAAGGGGTGATCACGCGAGCACGATTATTCACAGTTCCAGTGGCATATGGAGTATTCCATCCCATTCTAAGAACTCTTCGCATACCCACGAGCTCAGAAGTTTTATAATTTGTCATGGTTTGTTTGCTGGAAAAACCAGGAAAAGGTCCTCCTAGATTAGAACTACTGGTTTGCTTAGACAATGAAGAAATCATAATATATATGTTGCTAAGAAAATAAGGGAACGTAGTTCCGCTTCGCTTAACCCTTATGACCCTTCCTCTATACCTCGCTTCGCTCGGAGGCTCACAATAAGGGAAGGGGTCATAGGGGAAACCGTAGGTTTCCCTTAAAACATCTTGTGAATGGCTACATATACTTCTTGTAGCTGGGTGCACGCTTCTTTCAGGTCCGCGCCAATTTCATTGACACTCACATTGTGTGCATATGCGATTCGGATCCGACTTGTCGCATCGTGCGGGTGCAACTTCTTAAATGCGCAAAAGTTCAGCTTCTTATTGTCCTTTGAGTTATAGAAATTCTCGTACAAATAATATTCCAGCGCCTTTCCTAAAGTATAATCTTCATTCTCCAAAATCACGTCCCAACTATTTTCCATCGTGACCACACTTGGCTCAATGGGTACGCCACTATCTCCAACCTTCGCCATAAAATCCAACAACTTACCCTGCATAATAGCACACGCTTTTTTGACGATTTCATTGTTTGAGAAAACCCCGAGCGTTTCGATCACGAAATCGAAGCTGTTTTCTTTAAAATATCGCTGAGCGTCCAATAAGTAGAAGTTGGTTTTCACATAGTCGATTTCTTCTGCGGTTGCTCCATCAGAACGCATTTTGTTCTCTTTTTCGGTCCAGGCTTCTTTGACTGCATCCGCGTCAATTGTGTTGCCATATGCACACTTGGAAACCACATTGAACATGCTGCTCACGCCCGCATTCGCGACGGAAAACTCGCACGTCAACCGGATTTCTTCGCCCGGGACGTCGCCGATTTTGGGTCTTAATCTGCAAAAATCGATGTGTTGCCTGGTTTTCACATCCGCTGGGAAAATGCGATTCACGTCGGCTTTGCCCATTGGTTCGTTGGTTTCCTTGTTTTTGATTTTGAAATGTTCGGTGGATACAAACAACATGTGGTCGGTTTCATTTTTCTCGTGTATTTCCAGAATGTATTTGCCGGGCAGTTCTTCCATGTTTGTGCTGTGAATAGGGATGCAACTGAGACGCTGTTTCAGAATCTCGTTGTGAAGACGGCCCGAATTTACAGTTATTGTGCATTTGTTGTCATTATATGTCTCTGTTCTGAAAACCACCGTGTCAATGTCGTTCAAAATAATTCGGCGGAGTGCGTTTGCTAAACTCACATTGACGCCGGAAAGCGTGAACTTGAGAATGCCGTTGTCTTCAGATACTGTGCTAATTTTAGGATTCATTTTGCTATAATAGTTATATATTATGTTTTTATATTCTTGGGTTATAGATTCTTTTTATATTCAATTTTACAAAGGAAACCTACGGTTTCCTTTTGAACCTTCCCTTCACATAAACAATTTTTTAGAACCACTCGGCTTCTGCCTTTTGAACCTTCCCTTCACATAAACAATTTTTTAGAACCACTCGGCTTCTGCCTTTTGAACCTTCCCTTCACATAAACAATTTTTTAGAACCACTCGGCTTCTGCCTTTTGAGGTCTCGTTTATAAGGGAAGATTCAAAAAGAAACCTGCGGTTTCTTTTATAGGGTGACCCAGTTATACTTGGGCATATTGTCTACGCAGTCCGGCACATTCGGGTAATCTTTTTTCAAAAATATGCGGCCACAACTGGATCCCATTCTCCCAATGAATTTCATTTTTCTGGCTAATGTGGTGTCTGTGACTTTGCCATCTACAGTTCCTGCAACTTTATAATCTTTCCCCTTCTCACATTCTTTGTGTTTGCATATTCCGCGCATTCCTTTGCGGACCGTCTTCTCTTTGCAATCGTAATGGTCGGCCAGCACTTTTTTCGCGTATTTCAAATCCAGTTTTTTCGCATTCAACAATTCATTGAGTCGGACGTTGCGCGAACCATTGATGGTGGTTGGGTCATTGATTGTTTTGTCATCGGTTTCTTTTGTCAAAGTGAACGCGCTGTTCATTCCATAGAAAAGTCCATCCACAGTCCTGTCAATTCCGTGTGTGTCTTTCCCCAATTCGAGTCGCATGATCTCTCCGCTAATAATATCGCCGAACAGCCACGAACATGCATAATCCCCCGCATTTTGCTCCATCATAATGGAAACATAGTCGTCCAGTGTTTTTCCGGTTTCCATTGCTTTGCGAATGCGGAAAAAATAGGGAACGCCCTTTTCAAAATCCGGAATGTAATTGATTTTGGAAATGGTTGTTTCGCATCCAATTATACCCGATTCGGAAATGAACCAGTCCGTAGAACTGCACACCAAACCCGGCAACGTCTGCATTACGAATGGAAACGTATCCGGCGCAGAAGGATGCACATGCATAACTATGTTGGAAATGAAACCGGAAGCATAGTCGCAATGGGTGTTGTGCGCCATCAGAATTTTGCCGTCCGCCGTCTTTGAACCGGTGGCAATAAAGGCACTGCATCTTACTGGACCTTTATCCATGTCTTTATTCAAAATTTCATCCATTGACAAATACATATTCCAGGCGATGAGTTCATCCAAAGACATGGCGGAAGAACATCCGTCGCGGATTCCACGAAGTTCATCAAATATATTTTTCCATTTGTCAGATTCTTTTACGAGAGAAACACATTTTTTAACGTAATCCGAGAGAGAAATTTTGTAAAACGTTTTTACCAAGTATTTCATTACTTCTCTCGCTTTCTCTATTTGTTTGCGTAGAATAGACCCGTGCTGATATCCCATATCGTAATAAGAACCGGAAACTTTGACAGATAACCAGCCCGAACAGTGAGAAATATTTTTTCGGGTTTTTTTGTTGCCGGTATGCCGAACACGTTGGGTCATTTATATAAGAGTTAAAGAGAAATCGTTATTTTCTCTTTAATTTATTAAGGAACTCGTTGGCTATATAATTCCATACGAATAAAGGGAAGGTATACGCAAAGCAAAAAAGGCGGAAGCGTAGGTTTATATTAAAGGGAAGGTATAAGCAAAGCAAAAAAGGCGGAAGCGTAGGTTTATATTAAAGGGAAGGTTTAAAAGGAAACCGTAGGTTTCCTTTAGAGGAAGAAAAGGTATGCAATCGTAATAAACATAATGATGTATGGAAGGAGGAAAAGGAACCATGAAACCGATTCATACCCGTTCTTGCAAAGCAAATTGAGAATCCAGGTCCAGAATAGTACGTACAGAATTTTGAAAATGAATATTATAAAGGTGTTTGTGACACTGCATGTATAATCTCCTAAACAATATACGTTGGTATTTCCGTAATTTTGAATCGACATTATCAGAATTGCGATCATAGAAACAATAAAGTAAAAGTAGGCGGGGGTGCACCATTTGCGAATATTCAGGGACATTTTATAATGTATCTGCAGAGAAAATTATACCTTGTGGGTCGGTCTTATACCTTGTGGGTCGGTCTTATACCTTGTGGGTCGGTCTTATACCTTGTGGGTTGCGCCCAAAGATGTACTCGACGATCCGTTATTTACACCCATAATTTGATTTGACGCACTTGGTGAACCAGCAGTTGTTCCATAATTGATGAAAAATCCATTGCCACCAGAGATGGGTTTCAGATATCTACGCGAATGGTTTTTTCGGGAACCGCCTTTTAAAACAGACGTTGTCATTTCTCTGGACGGGTCGTACGCAAACGTGTTTTGCGGATAAAATGCGCGGATTGGAACCTGGAAATCACTTCCGCCGCGCAAAGTCCTTCGTTTCTGAGCTCTTCGCTTCTGACTCTTTCGCTGAGTCCTTCGTTTTTGGTTTGCCATATTATAAACTAATATGGTAAAAAAAAGTACGATTACATGTTTATGGGTCATAGGGTACTCTTGTTATATTCAGCCATTCAGGTTTTTAATCCCATACTAAGGGAAGGGGTCATAGGGGAAAGGACGCTTCGCGTCCGACGGTCGGCGCCCGACGGGCTTAACCGTAGGTTTCCCTTACTCGATATCAACATGGGTCAGCATGTGTCGGCGGCAGCACGGGTCCATTAATCCTAAATCGTCTAGAACTTCGCCCTCGGCGGTCTTCTTTGTGTTGTCCTTGGTAAGGTAAACCGTTCTCGACAATACCGCGGCGTCCTCGGTCCCCATACTGATTTGCTTTTTTTGTCTTACTTTCTCCAAATAGTATCTATATTTGTTGGCTAGAACTTTGCCACACGTTACGCATTTTACTGGAATAATCATTTTATAAATTAGTACTATATATTATGCTTTCCTGTTTATATGCATTTAAAAGTTCAATTTTTAAAGGGAACCGAAGGTTCCGCTTTGCTCATCTCATTCTCTTTTATTTTTAAATCAAATCAAAACCATTGAGGGGGTCATAGGGGGGCTACGCCCCCCTAAAATTGAACTCTTTTTCTGATTTTTTACAAAAGGCAAAACATAAAAACATATTCTGGTTAACCGTCAGAATATCACCCTATTTAAAACCAACTTAACTAAAATGAACTTTGATCACGTCTTTGATTTGATCAATCCCTACTCTTCTATGGAAGATACCTCCTGCTACTGGGGTCCCGATTGCACCAAGTGCCTTGCTTTTGGAGTCCAATACCCGTGCAAGTGCGACATTTGTTTCAAATCGCTTACCGACCACGAAGGATACGCCGACGAGAATGAAACCTGGTGCAATTTGTGCGCCGAAAAAGAAGAAATCAGCAATGGCCTTCCTGTAAATACGCGATCCCGTTGCGACGACACCCCAACCAACTACATAACATGTTGCAATTGTGGCGCAGAAGAATGCGACTACTACAGTTATAATTACAAGTCTTCCGTCTATTGCAACACGTGCGCATTGGATGTTTGTGGTAAGCTGATTGAAAAACCCAAAAAGTCATTCAAGGTAGAACCCAAAACCTTTGAGTGTGCGCTTTGCAGAGACAATGAGGATTGGCAAGATAGAAATATGGTTGACGGCGACCTGTTTTGCGGTCCCTGCTATTGGCATCTCGAAATTCAACCCAAACCCGCTTTGTTTGGCCAGTATTCCAGTGAAGAAAAGATTCAATTGGCGCGCTATGCTGAGGAGCACAATATTACGATGGAGGAGGCGCTCGACTATCAAACCCATTGCCATTGCTGTGGCAAAATCGTAGAAAACGCGGTGTTTGAAGAAAACAACCACCAGTACTGTGGCAAAAGGTGCTGGGATACGTGCGAAGAATATAGGTACCACTGTTTCAAAAAGGGCGATTGCAAGGTGTGCCAAATCTGGCATACCCTTTGCCAGGTCGAACAATCCATGGTTGACGGCAATTAAACATAAATATCATTTTACAAAAAAAAGATTTTCAAAGAAAGAAGAAAATAAAAAAAAGATTTTCAAAGAAAGAAAAAATAAAAAAAAGATTTTCAAAGAAAGAAACCAAAAAAAAAAGAAAAATAAAAAGAACAAACAAACCCCTCTTTTTTATTTATACCGGTGACGATTTAAAACGTGCCGTTTTAATTATTCAACGGTGTATACATCAGCCCTTTGCGCGCAAATGCATCCGCAATATTATTGTTCAACGAGTGTTCGTCCAAAAGCCGAGTATGCGCCCGCACAAACTGAAAACTGATATTGGGGCTTTTATTGAACATAGTGTACATCGGTATGAGCAAATCCGTATTTTTAACGGGTTGACCATTCGTTTTCTTCCATCCATTCTGGGTCCACAACTGACAATACTGGGTCAACGATTGAATTGTATATTCGGAATCGGTGTATATGATAGACGGCTTCGAATTCAGCCAAACATTGTGGATAACCAATGCATAGGAAATTGCGAGTAGTTCGCACCTCTGACTTGTTGCGGGTTGAACCAAAGTCTTTGGATAATTTATACTTACGTTTGGGTGCTCGCCGTTGGGAAAATAAATACCGATGCCACCACGGGTTCCGTATGTTTTGTTGCCGATGCAGGACCCGTCGGTGTATATGCGAATTGTGGAAAAGAAGCGTCTCATTGTTGTATATAGATTGTTATTTTTATATTTTTACAAGACAAAACAAATATAAAAATCAATTTTATAGAGCGTAAACTTATAGGGCGTAAACTTATTAACCTACGCCCTATGTGGTCGCTTCGCTTACCCCTTCCCTAAAAATAAACCACTTTGTAAATCAACGATTTGCTTCCGCTCGATATGACCTTCCTCCTCCTTATAAAAAATTTTTTAAGGGAAGGGGTCGTAGGGCGTAAGACAAGCGAAGCTTCTCTGAATAACCGTAGGTTTCCCTACTTGCAGTTGCCATAACATTTGCCCTGGTAATAGTAGAAATCCTTATTCTTCAGGCTTCCGTCCGTATAATTCGCCGGGTTTGTGGGTCCATTCTCATTGCCTCCCACGCATTTTTGTCCTCCAATCAGGGTACAACAACTGGTCGATGCGCACGTATTCAGGTCTAAAGCCCCGCATTTCTCCTCAATTGCAAACTTATTGTCCTTAGATTGCGTACAAAATCCGCCCAACATGGATGCCGTATTATAAACTGGCGCCGACTGAGGTAGTCGCGTGGTCCTGCTCAAATAAACACTGTCTTCGTAATTTGGGACATAGTTGGATGAACCATATTTATATGCGCCGGGGATGTAATAAAGAACCGGCGAAAAACTGGCGTCTGTGCTTTCTTCGCGCATAAGCTTTCCATTTGCATCAAACGTATAGTATCGGCCGAGTTCGTCGTTAGATACCGATTCTCTTTTTTGTTCGAAAACATTTGGTTTAGATTCAATATCAACATTTGATGTATATGCGGAATCAAAAGTGGAAAATGCGTATGCGGAGACATCCGGGTTGAAAATAAGGTAGTTTTTGCTGTCAATTATATAGCCCTTTGGCAAAGGGTTGGGAATCTTTTTCATAACATACCGGTTTAAAACCACATTGCCTTTTGCATCATTGAATGGTGCAATGCGATAGTATTTTGAGGATATTTTAGTTGTTGGATCACTTTCCGGCAACAAAGTGGTTTCGGATAGATTCTCGCCAGGTTTCAATGGAATTTCCTCGTAGGGTCCTTCTTTTAGCTGAGCATCCGTTGCAGTTTGGTAAGCTGCAATTGCATAGGTAGCCGTGTCATTTTTTGGATCAACCATCAGTTTTGTTTTATCCGCTGGATTCACCATATATCCTGTGGGTATTGTGGGTTTCATTTTCCAAACACCTCCGCCCACATCTATTTTGTAATATCCTTGGGGCGGGTCCATTCCGTAGCCATTTATACCTTTTTCTCGATTGTTTGGTCTTGGTCCAGGGTATGTCGCGCCAGGAATGTCTACGGCGGCAGTTAAATCCGAACCGAGAGAGACCATGGACTCTTTCTGTTTTCGGTTGCTTTTTCTAAATGTGAAATAGACATATAAACACACTAAAATGACCGATAATAAAAAAATGATATAACTGATTTTCGCATAATCCATTGTGATTTGTATATTATATTGTGTGGATTTTATTATGAATATATTTGAAATATGAATTTGTTAAGGTTCATTTCTATGGTTATGGAATTGTTTTCTTCAGGTACGCGCGTTGTATTTTTGGGAAATACAGATAACCTTAGGTCGTATGCTTCTACTAAAACGCCGTGTTCCAAATCATGCAAATAGACAGCGGGTGGGTCAAAATCATGAGTGTTGTTAAGTGTCTGCGGAATGGGTTCCAAAATGGTTTCCGGAATGGGTTCCAAAAAGGTTTCCGAAATGGGTTCCGAAATGGGTTCCGAAATGGGTTCCGAAATGGGTTCCGAAATGGGTTCCGAAATGGGTTCCGAAATGGGTTCCGAAATGGGTTCCGAAAGGATCTCTGGAAAAGTGTCAGGAAAGGTCTCGAGAAAGGTTTCAATTATGATTATTGGTTCAACCTCGATGTTAACTAAATCAGGCGAATCAAATGGAGTAGGGGCGTTAACTATTGGGTTGCATTGTGTATTTGGTTCATGACAGCAATCATTGTCTTTTAAAAACACAAATAAAGCGATAAACAATACGTATCCTATCATTTTCTTTTTATAATAATAATGTTTTTATAAAAAGATTTCAATTTTAAATATTATATTATTGTATAATGCTTTCACTAACGAATCTAAGAAAACCTCTCTATACCAACAACGCAATGGTTTACTATAAGCGCGGGAGTTTGGCCGCAGGCGGAGTTACTTCTGTTTCGAATTCACGCGTGAAGGCTCGAAGGACTTAATTCGCGTTTTTTTTGCCCGTGGGTTCTTTCTCTGTTTTTTCGTTTTTTTCTTTGGTTTTTTGATAATCGTTCTTTTAGGAACCAATAAGGGAATCAACAAAGGGACTTCATCTTCTAAACTTTGGGTTTCCGAAAATTTCAAATGATAATCATTTTCGTCGGCACGTTCATACGGAAGTTCTTCGATTGTTTGATTTGCATAAATTCCATCGGTATACTCAACTGTGTCGCTCATATATAATTAGCAATTATATAATTTGTTAAACTTGTATCGAAAAACTTGTATCGAAAAACTTGTATCGAAAAACTTGTATCGAAAAACTTGTATCGAAAAACTTATATCGAAAAACTTATAAAATTGAATTATTTTTCTGTATTTTTCCACATTGCATAAATACAGAACCCCCAATATGAACAAACAATGCAACGAACTCGAAATATTATTGTAAATTTAAAGGAAGCAGAGAAAACAGTCTCGCAGCAAAATCAGGTGATCCAGCAGTGTGTAAAGCGAATTATCGAGTTGGAATCCATCGTGGTCTCGTTGGTCCCAGATATTAAGATTAAACCATTTATACAATTAGAGCCCAGTTCTCTGCAGGTCAGCCTCAAAAAACTATTTGCAAACCCGCCTCGCATTTTAGAAATAGAAAAGATACACAAGATAACCGACAAATATTACCTCATTGACCTGGAAACCAAATACGACAGGTTCATCGTGAAGAACCAGCACCTACTGATGTTGTACGATTTGATTGAGGACCTTTTGGACATTCGCGATGCGATTCTGATGCGTGTCGGCAGGTTGAAGAGACAAGAACAGATGAATGGAATACTATGAATGAAAGAGTGAAAGAGAGAAAAAGGAACCAACCTTTTTTATCCAATACATATATAATGGTTTTTACTGAACCATCTAAAAAAATACAAGATTTTGTTAATACTCATATTTCTTTACCCGAATTCCATTTATCCAAAAAAGCATCCGCAGTTATGCAAAAGTTGTACAAACAAGCAATCAAAGCTCATTCAATGACTCCCAAATATTCGATTGTTTCCGAAGACAAAGGCTTACCTAAAGGCAGCAGTTATGAATATATGGAAAAAAGCATTCGCCGCCACATTGAAGGGTTGGAAACCCGCGTGACCCAGGTTGTTTTAAATGTAGGTAAACGGGTCTATACTATTTTTTTCATTATCCCGGTTGGAACTGAGAATAAAATTGACAAATATGTAAAATGGATAAATACGTGGTTGCAAGTTGCCACGCTCTACGCAAAACCCGGCTGTTCCGAAACGGTTACTGTATATCTCTACATGACCGATTTGAAAAAAGTGTTGCCCGAAAAGGACGGAATTGCATTGAACCCGGAAAACGCAAACACTGCATTCACCACTTCTTGTCAACCAACAACGGAAATTATATTGTACCGGAGAGAAGAATGGTTCAAAGTATTTATCCACGAATCTTTCCACAATTTGGGTCTAGATTTTGCGGGAGAAAACGTCAAGGACACTTTGTCCCCCATTTTTCCAATTCAATCGGAGTTCAAATTGTACGAAACTTATACCGAAATGTGGGCGGAATTGATGAATATTATTTTCATAATGGTTGGAGAAAAAACAAAGGGACCTATTTTGGAAAAATTGGAAATGGAAAAGTTGGAAAAATATATCCAGATAGAGCGGAAATTTTCTCTGTTCCAATCTGCCCAAATAATGAAACATTTTGGAATCACTTATCGTTCATTCTTTGAAAAAACCAAAAAGGCAGAACAGATGCGCAAAAAATACAAGGAAGAGACAGAAATATTTTGCTATTTTATTTTGAAAACGCTGCTCATGTACAATTGCAACATGTTCATTGAGTGGATGCACGACCACCAGAAACCGGTTCAAAACAAAGTGGACAAGTTTATCAAAGATTTAATTATACCGACATATAATGAAATTGAGTTTATAGATGCAATTGAGAATGCGAAATTAACAAATGTGATTGAGAATGCGAAATTATCCAATTCAACCACTTTGCGAATGACAGCATTGGAACAATTACTGTAGTTTGAGTAATAACTCCATCTTTTTGCGCAAATCCTCCATTTGTTGTTGGAGGAGTAAAATGGTTGCGTCCTTATCTGAAACCTTTGTTTCGGCAACAACATCTTCCGATTTGACTATGAAAATGGTTGGGTATTTATCGACTGGCTTGTTATTTGCAATTCGGTCAAAATCAGTTTGAAACTCCTTGAGTAGGTCCAGCTTCACATTTCCGTGGCCGGGACAACCCGCAAAATGCACAATAAAACGTCCCTCGTCAATGGCACTTTGCGCGGGCTCTCGACTTCTAACAAACGGTTTTAAGACATTCGAATTGCACATATTGTTGTGGATAAAGAAAAAATTCAAAAACGGCTGGTCGTAGAACTTCAACTTGTTCTGGTACATGTCCAGGTAAAATGCCTGCTTCGTTTTAATAAACAACTTTTTAATGGCAGGAATTGTCTTGAATCCCATAATAAACGAACTGATACCTTCTCTATCTGAGCATTGGTCATTTTCCTTTAAAAACAGAGACCTTCCCCAATACTCGGCTTCGCATAAAATGTTGCCCTCGCCATAGACATAGATCAAATCTTCCTGAATGTTGTCAAACAATGGAGCAGGGTCCTTTATGCAGATGGAGTCCGCATCAATGTAAATCACCTTTTCATAGTTATCAATTTCCGGATAATCAAAAATATCCAACTTGGAAATGCGCGCCTGGTTCATTGATTTGTAAAAATTCTTCTCAAAAAACTTTACACCAGATAAATCCGGGCACTTGGATTGGATCATGGTTTTAAATTCGCCGGTTGTATAAACCAGAAAATCAACATTGGAACCTGTCTTTTTGAACGAGTTAATTAAGTACAATACAACGTCAGTGTAATTTTCTTGATGAAAGCAACATGTATAAACTAGATATTTAGAGGACATTTATGAAGTATATGTTGGACATCTTTTATATTATTTTGTAGATTTATAAATAATATATGTATTTAATCAGACATATATATAATATATAATTGAATAAATGAAC